TGTCACCACCGCCTGCCACGGCGGTTTCGATGTTCGAGAACGTCTTTGCGATTGCGGTGCCAGCGGCCTCGGACTTCTGGCCGGTGGCGGCGATTGCCGTGGACCATGCGAGCACATCCGGGGTGGACATGCCGATGGTCTGGGACATGGACGCGAGGCGCAACGTAACGTCCATGATGTTCGACTCAAGGGTGGGGGAGTTGTTGCCGAGTCGAACGAGAGCGTCCGCGAAGTTGGAGAACTTGTCCTCGGTGAGGTCGGCCATGATGCCGTTGAGCTGGCCGAGCTGGGTTGCCGCCTGCTCGGTATCAAGGTTCGTAGCAATATCGAGCGATGAAACGACCTCTGCGAATGTGCCGAGGTTTTCGGCTGCGATGCCCAACTGTCCACCGATTGCCTCGATTTCGAGGAGCTGGTCGGCGGAGGTGAAGTGAGTCTCAGAGAACTCGATGGCGTCCTGCTTCAACTGCTCGAACTGCTCATCGGTGCCCTGAACGGTCTTGCGCATGTTGCGGTATGCGGCGTCAACCTCATCCGCTGCCGTGATTGCGTAGGTGCCAATCATCATCGCAGCGGGGGTGAGCGTCGAGAACAGGGTCATGCCGAGCGACTTCAAGTTGGAAGCCATGCCGGAGAAAACGCCTTTATCCATCCTCATGAGGTTGCTGGTCTGAATCAACTTCGAGTTGAGTGTTGTAATCTCCGTCTCAAGCTCCCTGACCTCTTTTTGCTGTCGGTCAGTTTTCGCTTGGGTTTCAAGTCGCTCCTCTGCGAGCCTGAGCTTGTTAACAGTCTCCTCGCACTTCCTGACCTTCTCGTTGAGCTTGACCCACTCAGAGCTGTTCCGAGAAAACCCGTTCATCTCCTCACGGGTCCTCTCCATCGCCCTTTCAACCTGCGAGATTCTGGTTCTAACAGACTCAAGCCTCAACTTGGTCTTTTCAAGTCTCGTTGAAAGTGTGGAAAAACTCTCGGATGTTCTTTTGACCCCGCTGGCGTTCATCGACCTGAGCTTCGACTGAACCAGCTCGATTTGCTCGCGCAGCACCTTCGCTCTTTCGCTTGCGTTCCTGAACATCTGCGCTGCGGTCGAGACGTTCTTCGGGTCTATCTTCATCGCTTCTTCAAGCTGATGAAACTCGTTCTCAAGTTCGTCGCCTGCGACCTTCAACCGGTCCATCTTCGGCTTGGTCCCATCTGCAAACATCCAAGCAGTTTCCCTGAGCTTCACCCACTCGGCAGACTGTTTCTTAATTTCAGCAGTGGTGGCCTCAACATCAGCCCTTACCTTTTGGTAGGCAGACGAGGCGTTCATCCCGGCAGCGCTTTCACGAAGCGCATCTTGCTCTCTTCTAAGAGACTCGGACTTCCCCATGAGAGCTTCCAAGGAAGTCTCAAGCTCGCGATACTCTTTCTGGGCATGGTCCGTGTTGCACTCGGCATCGACCTTGTTGAACTCTCTTCCGAGAACGGCAAGGGTGTTTTTGCACTTCTCGATATGGGAAGAGAGTTTGTTGAACTCATCTGTCCCCTCGTCAAGATGGGTGAGCTCTGCCGTGGCCCTTTCAATCTCGGCGCTAACTTTGTTGACTCTGGTACCAAGCACCGTCAAGCGCTCGATGTTCTTCTGCAATCTGACTGAGAGGGTCGAAAAGCTCTCAGAAGTCCTCTCCACACCGCTTGCCCGCATGTTTGCGAGCTTTTGCTGGACAAGGCCAATCTGCTCTTGGCACACCTTGGCGCGCTCGTAGGCGTTTCTAAGGAGCTTGTCTACCGTATGGATGTTGTTGGGGTTGAGTTTCAGGGCGTTATCAAGCTCGTGGAACTCCCTTTCGAGCTCATCCGCAGTGACCTTCAAGCGGTCCATTTTGGGCTTGGTACCGTCACTGAACGCCCAAGCCTTCTCACGGAGCTTGACCCATTCAACTGCTTGCTGGCGGAGCTCGTTGTTCACAAGCTCGATTTCAGTGCGCAGCCTCTGGAAGTCGGCGATTTTATCCATCTCGCCCATGCTCTCCTGAACGGAGTCATGTGCGCTCTTGTACTTGCGGTACGTTGCCGACAGGGTGTCGATTTTCGTAGAGAGGGCGTCAGCATCGCTTTTCAGCTTACCCAAGCCGATTCCGAACCGCGCCGCTGATGCGATGACGGCGTTCTGGCCGACGTTAAGATGCTTGAGCTGGGAGATGTATTTGTCCATCTCTCCGGCAGAGTTCTTCTTTACAAGCCTTATCCCGTTGGTCTTTGCGAGCTGGCGAATGTCGTTCTTGACGTTCTCAAGGACGTTGTCGATTCGGTTGTACTCGGTGTGGAGCGACGCTGCCTTTGTGGTGGCGTTTTGCGTTTGGTCGGCGATTTCTTTTACGCTGCCGCCCATCTTGTCAAGTTTTTCATTACCGAGCTGTGACAAGGCGGTCCGGAGCGTTGCCATTTTTTGAGCGGTGAGGGTAATCTGCTCGTTCGTGAGCCGCGCAGCCGTCGCGATGTTCCTGAACCGCGTCGGGTCAAGGTTCATCTGCTGACGCAACGTCTTAAGCTGACGCTGCGTCATGCTCAAGGCGGAGTTTACGCTCTTGAGAGCGCGTTGAAGAGGCTCGGTGTTGGCACCGAATCTGATTGTCAGTCCCTTGTACGCCGAGGTCGCCACTTCGCACTCCCTAGAACATGCTCATCAGGTCCTTCGAGGAACCCTGCTTCTTCTTCTCCCCGCTGCTAATCTCGTGCATATCGTTCTGAGCGTGGAGGAACCACATCAACCGTCCGAAGGGCATGGACTCCAAGTCAGATGACGTGAAGCCCATGCCCAGAGCGGACAGGTACATCGAGGTGTAGGGAGCGTCAGGCTTTGCCTTCGGACCCTTCCCCTTGCTCCTCGATGACGGCAGCGGTGGCTCGAAAGAGACCCCGCATCACCACAGGCATGAGGACGCCTGAAACCTCGAAGAGGTCAACGTCACCGCACTTGTCTGCCCACTCCTGAAACGGGGGAGTGGCCGGGTTGGCGGTTTTGACAGCAGCCCAAAGAGCCTTGAGGGTGGCCGTCCAGTTGGTTGTCGTGTAGTCGAACACAACCTCGTTCGAGGTGTCTTGAACGACCTTGCCGAACAGGTCCTTGATAATGTCGGTGCCGAACTCCTGCTCGTAGATGACGGTGGTGAGCACCGAGACCTTGAGGGGGACCTTCTTGCCGTTGAGCTCAATCTCCATCCTTCTTCACCCTCTCTTTAGGCAGTGGGGCTGGGGAGCAGGACGGCGTTGTAGAAGGCGTTGTACTGCTCGGTGTTGCTAGAGCTCTTGATGAGCTTGCCGAGCGTGGCGTCGATGGTGCTGCCAGTGCCGTAGGCGAACTCGCGCGAGGCGTAGGCGAACTCGATGGTGTCGGTGTCGGGCTCGGTGGTGTCGGTGGTGGTGTTGGCCTCAAGGTTGGGCGTGTTGGCGGTGCAGTTGTACAGGACGAAGCGGATGGGGTCCTCGTCGGTGGCAACCTCGAAGAGGAGGGCGAACGACGGACGGACCGCGTTGGCGACCTCGACCAGCATGCCGTGGGAGTCCTCAATCTCGCCGAGGACGGCCTTGCGGAAGGCCTTGTCGGCCAGAGCGGTCTCAAGCGAGCCGGAGCCACCCGACGAGGAGGAGGTGGTGAAGTAGTTGACGTTGTCGGCGTAGAAGTTGGAGGTGTCGCCGTCGTTCTCAAGCGACAGGCTCACAGCGCCGGGGAGCTTGACGGGGGCGGCGTAGGTGCCAGCCTCGCTGCCAGTGCCCTCGGTGTAGACCGAGTAGTAGACGTTCTTGATGCCGAACTTAACCTTCATGTTCGTACCTTTCGATTTGGGTGAAGTCGAAAACCGTCTCAAAGCAGCTCTCTGACTCAATCCAGTAGGTCTGCGGGGAGGTGGGGCCGAACCTCGACTCAATCTCCCTCTTTATCTCTCGCTCAACCTCTCGGTTGTGCGTCTTGCTGTAATACTCGACGGAGAAGCGGATGACGGATGCGACGGTGTGACCGTCCGCGAACATGTCATCGTGGTCCTCGGTGTAGACCGCCCAAGGAAGCGCAGGGGCTTTGCCTTTCTGCCACGCCTCCTCGACGCACGGGATTCCGAGGTCTGCCATCATGCCCATGACTTCGGACGCGCTCATAGGACCTCGCCCAATGCCTCGTCGATGGCTTTAAGGAAGGCCTTTTCTCCCTCGTCAGCCGCAGGCTCGAAGTGCTTGCGTCCCTCTACCCTGCCGCCGCCGATGGTGGCATGGCCTTTCTCAAGCAGATGGACAAGGCCGGGGTAGAGCTTGCTTCCGACCTCTCCGATGGTCT